ATGGTCATGTAAAGACGTGTAGGATTGACTCTCTTGTTCATGCATATGAAACGAGGGATGACGGTAAAGAAGTGGCCGTGATTGATGCCGAGGTGTGGACTGAATGTGGGTTTACACCTATCAAACAAATCGTAAGACATAAAACTGTTAAGAATATTCATAGAGTTTTAACTCACACTGGCATTGTGGATGTTACAGAGGATCATAGTTTACTTTTAGAGAATAAGGAAATGATTAAACCGTGTGAAGTTTCAATCGGTACCAAGTTATTACATGGAAATTCTGTAGATGCATTCGATGGTAAAGATAACTCGGTTACAGTTGACGAAGCAAAGGTCATGGGTTTCTTTTTTGGTGATGGATCTTGTGGAACGTATCATACTTCAAGTGGGGTTAAACGAACGTGGGCGTTAAATAATTCGAACATGAGTTATTTACTCGAAATGCAAAAATTATGTCCATTTGATACTTCTATATACGATACAATTGACAGTAGTGGTGTATATAAGTTATCTGCGAATAATGATGTAAAATCCGTCGTTGAACGTTATAGAAAATTGTTTTATAACAGTCATAGTGAAAAGATCGTTCCTTCGTGTATATTGAATGGGACAATTGATGTGGTGGCGTCTTTCATAGAAGGATATTATATGGCTGATGGTGATAAGGATATACATGGGTACAATCGCATGGATTGTAAGGGTAAAGAAGGTTCGATGGGATTATACATTCTCGGGAGGCGTATGGGGTATAACGTGTCTATAAACTCGAGACAAGATAAGAAAAATATATTACGGCAGACATGGACAAAGGATAAACAACGAAAATCACCAACGGCTATTAAAAAAATCGAGATACATGGGGAAACCAATGACTATGTTTATGATCTCACCACTGAATCTCACCATTTCCATATTGGCCCGGGAGATATGATTGTGCATAATACCGATTCAGTAATGGTTGAATTTGATGTAGGTGACCGTAAAGGCATCGAAGCCGTCGAATATAGTTGGGAAATTGGTGAACGCGCCGCTGAAGAATGTAGTGCACTTTTTAAGAAACCCAATAATCTAGAATTGGAAAAGGTGTATTGGCCCTATTTCCTATATTCTAAAAAACGATATGCCGCAAAGCTCTGGACACAAGGAAAAGATGGAAAGATGAACATGGATTATATAGATGTGAAGGGTCTTCAGCTCGTGAGACGCGACAATACTGCGCACGTACGGGAAGTTTGTAAAGAACTTCTTGATGTTGTGCTCGAGAGTAATGACACAGAAGCTCCAAGAGCTCTGGCTCTTCAACGTGCGATTGAACTGATTGAGGGAGACGTACCCATTGAAAAGCTCACACTTTCACAGAGTCTTTCAGATTCATATAAAGTAAAAGGACAGAGTGTATCAATTAATAGCCCTTATATCGCTGATATAAATCAAGCACATGTACAAGTTGTGAGAAAAATGCGTGAACGCCAACCCGGGTCGGAGCCACAATCGGGTGATAGGGTACCATATGTACTTATTAAAACGGATGACCCAAAAGCTAAGGCTTTTGAAAAGTCTGAAGATCCAAAATACGCGAAAGAAAATGGTACCCCCATTGATTATGAATACTATTTCATGAATAAATTTATAAATCCAGTGTGTGACCTCATCGAGCCGTTGTTCGAAGATCCAAAAGAAGAAATTTTCGGTGAATTACTCACCAAAATCAAACCAAAAAGAAGGCCAAAAAAGAAGAAAGAAACACCCGTTGAAGAATTACCATTTAAAAACTAGGTGCGTTAATGTAATAAGGATGAAGATATCTGAGAATCTCGCGAGAGTATTCGAGGATGAGGTGGAAAAGGTGTGTCATGAAAGAATGCTTTTATACGCGCGCTCAGTATCGACCATTCACAACATACCCCTGAAGCTTCTTTTGAGAGATTTACCCAATCCAGGTGGATATTGTATGGGTATTAAAAGGGGTGGTGAGCCCTGTACTAGAAAAGCGAGTCACGATGGTTATTGTGCAACGCACGCCGCCGCACCCAAACTTCATGAACCCGTGACCATGGGCGCAACTATTAGACACAATCACGCGTTTCCTCCCATGTATAAAGCTGGATGTCCCGCATGTGAATCATCTAATAATAACCAATTTAGAGATTTGAAGCTTATGATGTAATATGAGGAAATCAGATATCCTACTAAATTCAATCGATTCATTTTATTGTACACCAGAAAACGGGCAAACGCTCGTACAAATTTTGTCTAAAACTGGTGGTATTTCTCTTCGAAATCTGGAATGGTTCATCACGAACTATTCTAAGAAAACTAATTTGATGTACAAGACAAACGAAGGTAAGATTTTCAGCGTGCATTGTGCTTATAAATCTACTCTTGATGGATATAGCAAGAAATTATTTGACCCCTTTTGTCGGTCGGACAAAATCTCATATAAAGTCCCGGGTACAACTGATGAAATCAATACGACGCTCGCGCAACTCAATTTCATCAAATGGTGTATTAAAAATGGGATCATTAATTACATAAAAGAAAATAAAGATAAATTATTCGGCAAGTGATTCTTCGTATATAATACGTGAATTTTCACTCATACCTTGTTCTCCTAAACTTGGAGAATACGATATGGGCTCACTTCGAGATTCAAGGTAGCCGTTTTCAAATGTAAGCGTCTTATACGCTGTGTAGTATATATGACATGTGTATGACTCATTCGTCCCGAAATAAGGATTCATTTGAAAGTCTATTGTAGTTCTGTTGTTCTTTATGTTTGTGAAGTCTAGACTTCCAGATGGGTCAACATTTCTTGGATTCATAGAAAACGTATAGGTGTATATATTTCTCGGTGTTGAATGAAACTTATGGTTCAAAACGGTGAGATACCTATAGTAATGTGAATCTACGAAATTTATGAAAGGAAGTTCCTGGCCATCTATGAATAACTTTGCCGCAACTGCGACGTCATCGGAAATTGAATCGATAGCCCGTCTATATAATGGTCTCGGTCCAAGATTGAACCGATTGTGATAATAATCGTATATTTGATCCGTGGCGTTTACGTTACTCGCGACACTATCATTCTCAAACAATTTGTTTCTAAAGAAAAAGTGAAGTGTCTTTACGCGATTTTCGGGTGTGAGCTCAAATTTTACTTTATCTTCTCCGGGTTCTATGTCAAACTTGGGGTGAGTCTTGAACACATCGGTTATCATTTCGTATCTTCTAGATGTGTAAAAGAGACGTTCTTCGGGTGTGAGTGTAATTTCTTCTGTCACGATATCAAACTCTTTTACTGTCAAATCAACAGGGTCATCTGTAAAAAATGTCTGAGGTCTAAATTCAATTTCAAACTCAAGCTTTTGTTTGTTAATCGCACACAAAGGAAAGTATGGTCTATTGTGTATATTTGTTTCATAATCAGACGATTCATAGGCTCTNGAGAAGAAAAATGGAATAGGTACATATACGGTTGTATCGAGACCTCTGAAAAAATTGAGTCCTTGGTCTAGCACGGATTCTCTGTAAACAAAACGTCCATCTGTATATATTCTACTCACGCTTTCCGATTGATCGAGGTACATTTCATCATATATGAATCCAATGTCATCTTTGTATATTTCAACTATATTTTCATCGACGCGCATGGTGATAGATTTAAATAGATGTCTCCCAACTCTATCCGCGTAATTATACTGTGTATTCGAAAGACCCGGTAAGTTTATTTTAATATACATATTCGAGAGAAGATCCCCCATATCTTGTGGTCTAAATGTAACTTTTATGGTTTGACCAAAAGGCCATCCATCTGATGCACTCGAAGGTTTGTTAACATTAAAACTTCTATGAAACTTTCTAAAATTTGAATGTCGTTTAGATTCATACTTAAAGGGTGAATTTTCGCCTAAAAGATATGTGTCCTGTTGCCCGAGGGCTGACAAACAAAGTGCGGCTCCGGTATCTGGACCGGATCTATCACACATACTACTTATTGCTTATATATTTTTAAATCCATTTTCCACATGGAGATGTGACTCGTGGCCGCCAATTTTTCCAACTCTTTCTTGATGGTATCGGTCTCCTCGTTCAGCGACTGTACAGCTTCTTTCGTGTACTGGTAGGTCTTAATGTTGAGCAAATAATCATACGAGCCATCGACCGCATCGTATGATTTAGAAATCTCATCTTCGAGTTCATTTTTCTTTCTCTTAAATACGATGATGCGCTCGTTGATGACGGCGTTTACGAAACGAGACATGTTTTCTAGTTTTTTCGCCTTTTCTGTAAGAACATGAAGAAGATGCGCTTTTCGTTTCTTGTATGCATCAATTCTAATGTCCACAAAATCCGTTAAAATGTCCTCTGGGCTTTCATATTTCTTGATACCCTTGGTCGGGTGGAATAGGTGCATGTTGCTCACATGAAATGATTTTTGAAGCTTAAAATCCTTCACAAGGTTTTTCCCGGTGTATCCCGTGATAGTGAAATCCACGTCTTCTGTCGTGCTGTTGTTTACGAATCCAGAAATAATCTTCTTTTCCATGAGACCATCCAGATATTCTTTGTAATCCTGTGTCCAGCGACCCGGTGGAAGCTCGGTAATTTTGAGGTTAGTTCCAGCGCTATTGCATGTCCACACACCCTCTGTGATCCATAACCCTTCTTCGTTTTTAAACACACGACCCTTGAACTTGTCAAACCACGGTTTCATTTCTTTGAGTGTTTCGCCGTAAATAGCTCGTTCTATGTTTTCGCAAATGTCTTTTGGGTTGAACGGTGGTACATAACAACTGAATCCCGTTCCAATACCTTCAGTACCATTGATGAGAACTGTGGGTAACACTGGCACGTAATATTCTGGTTCGATGAGTCTGCCGTCATCATCGAGATACTTGAGTACCGCGTCATCTCTAGCATCAAAGAGTTTTCTTGCATGTTTTGTGAGCTTCGTAAAGATGTACCTCGTTTGGCTCGCATCTTTACCACCCATGAGTCTCGTACCGAATTGACCACACGGCTCGAGAAGGTTGATGTTGTTCGAACCAGTAAAATTATGTGCTAATTTTACGATCGTATCCGCAAGAGACACTTCTCCATGGTGATATGCCGATGTTTCTGCGACGTATGCCGCCAATTGTGCGACTTTCATTTCATTCGTCAAATTCTTTTTGAAGCATGAATACATGACCTTTCTTTGAGAGGGCTTGAGACCGTCAGACACGTGTGCAATAGAACGCTTCAAATCTGCAAGACTGAAATTTACAAGATCCTTGTGAATGAATTCTGTGATATTGATTCTCTCGACATTCCCGTATGGGATTTCAAGTTCCGAACTCTCTTTTTCGGTGCTTTCTAAGAGCCACGTCTTACGAGAATCAGCCTTTGTTTTATCGAACGCGAGTACTACCGAATCATCTGTTTTTTCGTCTGTATCAAATTTAACCGTGAGCTGTTCGATGTTCTTGAAATACTCTCGAGCCTCGGCAGACGTGGAAGTACCGAGACCCTTGTAGTACTTAATCTTCCAACCGGGTCTCCCATTTCCATACCACATTCTAAACATGGAATCCGTGTAGAAAGACATGGTTTGAGAACCCTTGGTGGCTTTGATGATAGGTGTGACCATGCTCACCACGAAATTTAGGTCAAGTAAACTCGGCCAAAAGTAATGAATCATGTTGAGTACAAGACCCTTGATGTGACTTCCATCAGTATCGGCATCCGTCATGATCATGAGACGACCGTATCGGAGTTCACTGAGCGACGTATACACCTTACCTTGTTGAAGACCTAAAATCTTCTTGAGGTCACTGAACTCCTTATTCTCCGTGAGTTGTTTGACAGATGCATCTCTCACATTTTTGCACTTACCGCGAAGTGGAAATACCCCGTAATAATCACGTCCAACTACAGAGAGTCCAGCGACTGCGAGTGATTTCGCTGAATCACCCTCTGTGATGATGAGCGTACACTTTCCAGATTGTGCAGTACCCGCCTTATTTGCATCATCTAACTTTGGTATGCCGGTGATTTTAGACTTTCTCGCACCATCCGTTTTTTGAAGCTCTTTCATTTCTTTGAACTTGGACAGTGCCATGAGTTCGGATTGTACATTCGTTTTGAGAATATCTTTGATGAGCTTTTTCGTTGGCTCAAATTTGCTCCCAAATTCCTGTGGTTTGAGAGTACACTCGGACTTGACCTGACTACTGAACGTTGGGTTCACGAGTGTTGCCTTCACGAAAACCATGAATGCATTCTTCACTTGTTGCGGTTTGAGTTTGATTTTCTTTGCCATCTCGTCGATAATGTTCGACGCGAGAATACCCGCCACGTGGTCTACATGACTCCCACCTTTGGTCGTACAAATACCATTTACGAACGACACTTGCTCGAATCCATCTTCAGATGGCGCGACACACACAGACCACCTATCTGAACTGAATGTACAAACTTCGTCTGTTTTTGTGTGCATTTTAGCATATTCATTGAATGCAGTTTTTGGAAGAGCTTCTCCTTGGAACTTGACTTTACATCCGGACGTGGTGCAAATGTTTGCATCGTAAACACGCTTCTCGAAAATCTTGAAGATGTGTTCATCCATTGATTTCATACCAAATCTTGACCAGTCTGGCGTAAACGTGACGCATACACTTGAGGTCGTTCCGGAGTAGCTACGCATCTTCGGCTTTCCACATGTCTTCATGTTATCTGTCCACTCTTGTGTGTACGTCGTCTTGTTTTCGGAATCCTTGATTTTGATGGAGAATTTACTCGAGTACACGTTCGTGAGTTTTGCCCCATAACCATTTCTTCCGCCGACGACACGCTGTTGCGAATCATCGTAGTTGGTACTCGTGAGAAGGTGTCCGAACGTGAGTTCAGGATTCCAAATCTTCTCTTTTTCGTGTTCCTTGACCGCGATGCCTCCGAGAGGCCCGTTGTTCTCGACACTGATTTCACCCTTTTCTCGGTCGATATTGACGGAGATGGACGTTACCTGTTTTGGATAGAGTGAATTACGATCGATGGCATTGACAAGAATTTCGTCAAAAATCTTAAGAAGCGCGGGTGCATAGATGAGGGTTTTCTTTTCGAAACCATCACCTTCCTTGACCCAATACTGTTCACCAACGCGAGCAACAGGACCAACATATGAGTCTGGTCTCTTCAAGATGTGCTCGACGTGGGTAAGCTTTTGAATGCTTTCACTCATTTTTTACTTGATTTTTAATAAACGAGGCTNCCACTTAAGCTGTTTTTTAAAAACAAAGGTAGGGGTCTTTGTTTTTTGACTTGAGGTTAGTACCTAAGTCGAATTTCACTTTTAATTATTTAATAAACGTTCGATTAAGATAATGGAAGCTTCCGCGTCTGTCGACGCCAAGACCCTCCGAGCATTTGACTATACTGGTGCGAAGATCAAGCACTTCAAGATGCTCTGTAACTATGGAACCGTTATGACGGAAGTGACGTCACCAAGTTTCCAGCGTTTGCGACAGTTGATATATATGGGCATTGAAACTGAAGACTTATTGAAATGTTTCTCATCGATCACCGATCAGCCAGGCAGAAGGACTTCGTTCAAGAGGTACACTAATTTCGTTGGGTGGATGTGTCGATCTAGCTACAAGTACTCAGATGGAGAACGTATAACACTCCATATTCGTAATTCAAGCGCAAACGAAGTAATGGACGACGTTTTGAAAGCGCTAGACGGCAAAGAATTTTCCAAACGCTTGTTCAAATTAGGTTGCGAGATCACCATATCTCTCCATGATAAGACCGAGTTGTATATCAGCCTTAAAAATCATTAGAAATGGTATAAATATTTTGATTGTAATTGACATGTAAGAAAACTGTGTCTTTGATTACACACCCGTGNGCAAATGACAATATAAATTTATATAACTAATTATATAATGGATATATACGAAATACCCAAGTTTGTTCATGATACCACNTGTGACAAAATTGTCGGNGAGATACCATCTACACCAACTATACCAGCTGATAAAGTATTTCCATTTTATGCGGGTAGAAGTAGATATGTAGAATCATTTCCATCACGTCATGTATTAACGGATATTATAGATAGAATTAAAAATAAAGCATTCGAAGCATTTGGTCATAAAGTTGGGTTGACTTATACTGACGTAGTCTCGTGGTATCCCGGACAACGTATGCCACCACATTGTGATACAGTGAATCTTTTTACCGGAAATCTTCACTTTCACCCAGGTACCGAAATTAGAGACTATACTGCTATATTGTATCTTAATGATGATTTTGAGGGTGGTAAAATATTTTTTCCGGAATTACTTGTGAGTATTGAACCAGAAAAGGGAAAACTCGTTTTATTCCCATCTAATATAGATTACGTGCATGGTATAACTGAAATACGTAGTGGTGTTAGGCATTCATTTCCAATGTGGTTTCACATAATAAGAGATACATCTATGGTGTAATCAGAATGAAAAAGCGTTTCATAGAGTTATTCCCTGGTAATGCAGTATCTGTTCTAGTAATTTCATTTGTTTCTGAAAAATTGTGCAGTTCTATATCCTAAGTCACATAGACCCACTCTTGTAATTACAACATTCTAAAGATGTCCTACGAACAGTGCCTCGCCGACGCCATGCGTATGTATCGAGCGGAATCGCCCACCGATAGATGCAAAAAACTCGCACATGCAACGTGGAAGATGAAACAAAAATACGCACAACTTCGAAAAGAAAGGGATGGTAAGGTCATTCACTTTTTAGATAAAGCTCCAGAGCAGATAGTAGAAAAAAGGCGTGTGGTACACACTTGTCAGGCAGTGACATTGGCTGGCAAGTCGTGTGGATTTAGAGCTACGTGTGGTGGATTCTGTAAGAAACATCAGCCAAAATCAAAATATTAGTGTATTGTAAATGTTAGACCAAGAAACATTAAGACCAGTTATAATCGCCATGGCCCTCTATGTAGCTATCGCAAAAATTGTCCCCGAAAATGTAAAGAAACCCACAAACATTGGTTTCATTGATGATATCGTCTCCATGCTTATCGCTCAAAAGGGTGCCATTGCTTCAGGTGCTATTCTCACCGGCCTCATCGTTTTCATTACCAATTACATCATCGATGAATTGTTGTGATACGTGTTCTTTTCCAACCACCCATTTCGTGTGTGAGTGATCCATGTATCTCAGTCGTTTTTCATACGCATCATTCATGAATTCCAAGAGTTGTTCTTTGTTTGGTTTGCCCCACTGCATACCTTTCTTAAACAAGAAGTCATCATTCTGCAACTCTTGAAGTTCACAATCAATCGTATACGGTGTTTTTACATATTCGGGTGCACCCCCATAATTTGTAATAATGACAGGTTTATCTCGGATGGCGGCCTCAACAGCACCCATGCCAACGCCTTCTGAACTAGAAAAGCTCACGTAACAATCTGATAATCTATGTATTTTATCCAGGTCTTCATCAGATATAAGACCATTGATGACTTCTACATTTGGTAAGTTAATTTTGATGGGTTGATTACACGTGGCTTTCACTATAAGCTTTGTGTCGGGCTTATTGAGGCGCACGAACGCTTCGAGAATATCTCTAAAATTCTTTCGTTGGTCAGCGACGTTTCCAATGTGATAAAAGGTGTATTTGTCTTCGACGGGTATATGTGCTCTAACGACATAAAATTTGGTATCTGGAAATTGTCTCGAGAACACTTTTTTGCAAAACTCACTCGGAACTGCAATTCGGTCAAAAAACGAAAACAATTTACCATAGTCTTCGTGTACGGTTTCGGTTTCACACACCGTCATACAATGTAAGTGTTTGACCCTTTTCTTGAGCTCTGGTATTTTTTGAAACCAGTAATTAATAGGTAAAGCAAATATGAACGCTCTTTCACATACAGGTATGTCATTTTGAATTTCGGTGTATTCCCAATCAGGGAAAAGTTCGGTATACTTTTTAGCGTGTTGTCCGATTCCACTCAGAAGACTTGGTCCTATGACGAGCATTACATTTAAAGATAATATTTCCTTTATGTATATTACAATGGAATCTATCAGGCAAGAAATCCGTGATGAAATGAAGTCTCTTCGCATCAACAAGAAACATGTCTATGACATCTTGTTGCGTTTGGTTGACGAAATTGATGGAGCCGCCAAGCCAGCCCCCGTGCCAGCTCCAGCTCCAGCTCCAGCTCCAGCTCCAGTACCGGAGCCAGTCGCTCCAGCCCCGGCACCAGAACCAGAAAAACCAAAGGTTGTTAAGAAAGTGGTTCGCCGAGTTAAAAAGAAGGTGGAGGCATCGACGTCTGCTTAGGCATGATATAGTAGACACCTCCTAATATTAGGACTATCATTATAACAAGATAGCTAAATGGGTATTTTTTTGTTTCCTTTCTAGCTTTCTCTAACTGGTCGGCATCCGGTAATTTTTTTACGTTATGATTGAGATTGTCTATTTTAGACATCAACCGATCGAGTGCTTCTAAAATTTGAACCTCTTTATTTCGGGGCTTTTCCTTTACGTCTACGGTGGTTATCTCTATTATCATGTAGAACGATACATTCGGTTTTAATAATTCGTAGTCGCCATCACCCTGTGATTCATAAAGTTTAAAATGCGTCTTTTGTATAGATATTGGATTAAATAATGCAGTTTCTCTGTGAAATGATCTCCATTGTTTGTCTCTCATGATAAACGTGTTACTTCCGGAAAAGCTTCTTTCGAGTGGTATTCTCGCGAGTATTTCACCATTTCTTTCGTCCAGTATTTGTGCACGTTTTGGTATGTCTTCGCACACCACATCTATATATTTAGAAACATTTGTCGTTCCGGTGCCATCGCTTTCACCGACTTGAGTAACATAGAAATCCACAACTTTGAAGCCTATGACTTTTGTCATGTCTTCCATATGCACATTTGAATCGAGTGAAAAATCGATCGTAAACGTGTTATTAGAACCACTCACAAATTCTGAGTCCACGGTTACGTACTGAACTTTCTTTGGAACTTCATGTAGGTTCATCTTGTAGTTAAGTTAGATAAAAAAAAGTAACATATAAACACATATATGTGGTGGCTTTACCCACGTGCATTCTGCTACGCTATAACTACTACGTGTGTTTATAAATTCATAAAGGCATCTGTTGTGTTTATCGCGCACGTACCAGAATATATTGAATATTCAATTGACGATTTTAGTTGGTCTAAATTTACTGAATACCCCCACCGATTTTTGAAAACGATTCGGTCTGAAAAAAAGAAACTCGAAGAAGAACATCTTAGTAAAAAGAAAGAAGAATGAGTTTTTACACTCGGTTTTTTGATTTTTTTGTACCTAAGTCTGTGAAAGAAGACACAAAATGTAAAATTGATAACGGTGACTACGAAATAGTCATCGCTTTTAACGAAGTGGGTGAAGAAGTGATTCTTCAACTTCCCAAAGCTTATAAAGGAATCGTGCGTGTATAATGCAAAATGGTTGCACGACCATCGATTTCCGCCTCGCTTTCTGCCAAGCCACGAACACTCTCTGTACAGACGTCCAAATCACGATATGGAAAAACCTCGTCGAAATTAATTCGCACCATTCGTGCCCGCGCGCACCAAGAAAATCGTATTTACGACATGGCACTGAGTGATTTAAATGTGATTCTTCGAACTCTCCGCGTGAATCAAATTTTTGGAGAACAAAAATCAAGTTTGTATGATCCCGCCATCGACATAATTCGAGCAAAAATGGATGAACTCAAAAACGAACAGTCACGTGATTACATGGAGCAATATATTTCGTGTTGTAGTGAAATCGAACGATACAAAGAAATTGAAGCGAGGAATACAGAAAAGGAGCGGTTTTACTCTAAATTTGATTTATGGGAACCTACTGTAAAGCACGAAGAGTACCACTCAAAAGACAAAGTTCTCGAAGCACAGGTTAGACTTCATGAAATTTCGCAAAGGTGTGAAGATTTTAAAAAGAGAGAACGAATATTTAAGATTAAAGCATTCGGCAAACGTCTCGCGCCTAGAGTCGACTTTTAATAATACACTTAAAAAAATCAAACGTAAATGATATAGAAAATGAGCCTCAATACTGAACTCGTAAAGCACTGCACATCCCTTCGTAGGTTGACCCACTTGGATGACCTTATGACGAGGATGACGGGTTTTGATACCGAAGTGTGGGCTCTCCGAGCCGAGAATTTCCCATTGAAACTTATCCCAGAAAACAGTAAAGATTACCTGTGTTACATTGGCGTCGCTTGTGAAAAACTAAATGCCGAATATGGACAAGTGCATTTTTTAACATTTGGTCATGAAAATTTTAATAGCGATGGTTCCGTGTGTAATGACGGTTTGTTGGAGCATATGTATGACATTTACTGTGAAACAATTAAAAATCAAATGGCCATCGATGATGAAGTTTATTTGTATCCGGCGGAAATCGACAATGAATCCCTTGCATATTGGTCTGATATCGCGTCAAATACCTGGGGCATCAGGGATAAGCCCGAATTGAAGGAATTTATTAAACATAATCAACTCGAAGGATGGGTAAACTGGGACGCACTCGAAGAAGATTTACCGAAAGTTTACTACCCAAGTGAGAAAGAATATGACACCGAGTCTGAGTCAGACACCGAGTCTGATACTGAGTCCGAGACTGAGTCTGACACTGAGTCCGAGTCCGAAGATGGCGAAATCAAACAAGACGAAGACGAGCCATCTAGAAAAAGAAGAAAGCTCATCCTCCTCAGTGAAGACGAGACCTAAATGTGAATACCCTGGGTGTTGGTATAAATCATCTAGATATGGCTGTTGTAAGGCACATGTAGATGAAGGTTTAGCGTCGGAAGCTCTATTAGAACTTAAATCAAGCTTTTAATAAATATTTACAATATCTTTCATTCAAATTTCCCATAGGCGAATATTCGAAAAATAGATGGACGAGTGCTCCCGTGAGGATGAGCGCTCGCGAATCCTTCACAAATTTAGTAACACCCGTGTATATGACTAATGTAAGAAGTCCAATTAGAATAGCCTCAACTAGCACACTCGTAAATGGACGCGCGATCATTTAAAAATACATAAGAAAAAAATTCCTAAGTCGAGAAAGTCTACTAGAAATATTAACTATAAAAATGGCCGACATCGCGCATCTCACCGACCTCGTCAAATCTCTCATCGATGAAGTGAAAACACTTCGTGTGGAGAATAAACAACTTCACGAAGAAGTAAAATCTATCCGAGAAGAAATGAAACCAAGGCAACGCACCGGTGTAACCAGACAACAAACTGTCAGAGTACAATGTAGTGCAATTGCCGCGTCAAGTGGGAATAGATGTAAATGCAGAGCAAAAGAAGGGAAGTCTGTGTGTGAAAAGCACGACAAACCTCAGCCATCGACGAGTACCGAATCGTCATCACCAAAAAAGAACCCTAAACTTAAAAAAGCTCCCAAAAAGACAAAGAAAGTGGCCCCGATGCACAACCACCCAATTGGTGAACCACCAGCTGAAGGGTCTACGTGTCAATTGTGTGAAAGACACGGTGATATTTTTGACCCCGCCATCGCAGACGCCGATTTTGAAGTAGTTCCGGAAAATGGGATGAGCATAGAAGACCGCTTGCGGTACATGCTAGAGAATGAAGATGATATATAAAAAATAAATTTGTAATCATTAAAAATGAGCGATCCGATTCGAATCATCATGTCCCTCGTGGACGAACATAAAACTGACATTCCAGAAAGTGTATATTTAGAAATTTGTGATAATCTCAAACGACTTTATGCATCCGGTGATACGGTGAGAGACAATTATATACTTAATTTAACAAATGATTACCTATCCATAATGGAACAAAATGAGACACTTCGAAAAGAGATCACACAAATGAAGCGCGACCTCGTCCGTTCTAGAATGGAACGGTTTGAAAGTGTGTCAACCCCAATATCAAATAGTCGAACATTTCTCGAAAATTTAGTCGGTGCGTCCTCAAACACAGCTTCGAGTTCTGTCGACGATGTACCCCTCCCACCACTGAGAATCCGCTTTTAAATCACCATCATTTTTTCGTGTCCAACGTGTAATCCAGTATTTATGATGACGTCGTACCCAGCGTCTTTCACATTTTTGCAAAATGCAACATCCTCGGAACACATGTCTCGTATATCGTCGTCTATCACGTGAAGTTCTCGGTGAAAATAAGGGTACTTCATTTTTTCGAGTACTTCGCGTTTTACCGCCATGAATCCCATGCCAGTGTACGCAACTTTTATATGTTTAGACGCACCTTCGATGTCTTCTACACGTAAAAATTTGAATGACCCATGTTTTTTGTAATAGTCGATGTTCCATGTTTTTATAGCTGTATAGTGTTTCATGTCTATCATTCTATAAATCCCAGATACAACTGGATATTTATCCGTGTCTTCGATAAGTTCTTCGAGTTGCTCGGGTAAGAAAAATATATCACTATCTATGGTGACCCATACATCATATTCAAGGTCTCCACCAAAAGGCGTTTGGTTTATACCACGAAGTGGATTTAATCCAAGTGTTTTCATTCTAGAAAAAGGTACGAAACTACTATGTTCGTTCATCATTATAAGATTGTATCCCTTCTGTTGCAAATAAATAAATGCATTTGTCCAATTTTTAAGAAATGCACCTGAATACGAATCTCCCGGGAGTGCGATTACAACGGTCTTCATTAAATGAAACTATATAAAAGTCTTTAATAATGTTAAGATGCAGCATCTAGTTCGTTTGTTTTATTTTGAGATGAAACGACAATTAGCGCATGCGATGATAACAGAAGGCGTTGGTAAAATCTTGAAAAACGTATATAAAACATTGATCCGTAGTAATGCTAAGAAAAAATGAGAAGACGAACTGTTAAAACTAATGACCCTGACTACATCGTTGATGAATCTGATGATGAACTCGAAGACTACTACAAACCCCCACCCAAACCGTACCTTGGGAATGGGTTTAAGATTACATTTGATAGTCGCGAGGAGAAGCATAGATTCATGAAGAAAGTTGGATCTAAATACCTGAGTAAACTTTAGTAGTTTGTAATAATAGGTGGTGGAACATACATTTCAATCTTTTGTGTAAACGCCAAGATTAGAGCTCCGATGACAGCCATTAGTATTGGTGCTATGTCCCATTTGGGTTTACTCTTTCGTCCCCATGTGACCGTGAAAAATACACCGAGGAATACAGCGACCGAGCGAAGAAATGCTTCGAGATAAATGTTCATTATTAATATAAATATATATTTTTTTTATTTTGCCTAATGCGTGTACGAACATATCTCCCATATAATAAAAACAGTCAACCTTCAAAATGCCTTCGGTGTGCCGAGCCCGCGAACACGAAATAACGTTAGCAACTTACAGTACAACGGAAAATATAGAACCATATATTGATGCTACGAAAGAAGCTTGTGGATCCCTCATTAATAAGTCGATAAAATCTATCATGGGTTTAATACCTAAGTCGAGTTGAATGCTCACAAAATCATTTCAAAATGCGTTGCCCTGCCTGCAAAACCTGTACATCTGCCATTAAAAATGGCCACATTGAATGCGTCAAGACATTCAAATACAAGAATTCCAATAAAGTTATTCAGACTGCTGTTCGTCACAAACAACGAACTATGTACAATTTCTTCAAATTATCTGGCTGCCCTCCATGCTTTAGCGAGGACCTATTATACGGCTGTGCTGAAAATAATTGGAGCGCGGAATTCGTTTCGATGCTCGATATTAAAATGCCAACCCGCGAATTACAAACAGGATACATTCGTGCTTCCATATATGCGTGTATCATACACTTTGATGGTAGTATGTTAAATGATTGCATCGACTTTCACGGCGTGAATGCTTTCAATGATGCTTTTGCTTCGAATGATGAAATGAATCTTGCTATTCGTGAGGCCATTGTGTCAAAAGACACACAAAAGATTTCTAAAATGTACCATATGTTCTCGTTTAGATCCGAGGACTGGTCTCCGACTGATTTCGATGATGCGATTGATACCGGTGATATAGGAGTACTTCGTCGAGTGATTACGGAATGGAGGCATTCACCGTGTGGCTTGATGGGTATCGAAAATGAAATGAAATTAAGTACCATCGCTAGAAGCCGTTTAGACATGTTGAAAGTGTTGGATGCATGCATTGATGGATATCCACCAGAAATGATGCACCAAATGCGAACTACGCGAGGCAAGACCACCGCCATTCGTAAGGAAATGATTGCATACGTCATGTCTCGACAAAGAGTGGCAAATGAAACAGTGAATCCAATCGAAAATACCGTCGATCGAGTCACTAACCTTCAGAAGGTGTTGGCGGTCATTGAAGATTGTGATATTCCAGAAGGAAAATACTTAGAAGTGTGCAATCTTTTGATGGATATTCACAGAAGAGGTGTTAGAGCTTAGAAAAATTAGCTACGATGTTAGTAAGATGAATCTACCTCGATATATTCGAATTAAAATGTCACTACGTGAACGTATAAAATTTTGGTATATACGAAAAAGAATCATTCGGCTAACTAAAAAGATGGATTATCATATATCTAAGTCTAAAAAGTACGAAGAGTATATGTATAAGGGAGATGACCGTTTTGTAGAATACATAAATGAAATGTGTATGAAATACGCATAAATACTAATTAATTTCCATGTACAAAATGATTCTATCTTCTTCTGATAGATTTTCCGCCCAGTGAGGATATCTCGCATCTAGAATAATATGTTTCCCATTTTCTTCTATAGCGTCTCCAGATTTGGAATGATGCAAGATACAATACCCAAATGGTACATCTATACCCAAATGATATGTAAATTTATAGTTAGGCCCAACGTCATCTGTATGTAATTTAAGTTTTACGCCACCTTTCATGAGTGAAAATCCAGCAACTTTAATGCCTTTGATAGAAGACAGGAGTGCATGTGTTTTGGGGCACATCTCACAGTTTCCAATCACTGGGTGTCCATCCCACATGAGTGGCCAACTTATCCATTCCTCGGCCACGTGATCTTGACCACCCTTAAGCCACCCATGTTTACCAGAAGCATACATAGTCACAACATCCTTGAGATGTTCTGACCCAACCCATTCACCCTCTTTTCTTGGTTTTTCTGATATGAATGTATTGGGTAGATTTTTTACTTCCTCTCGTATGGTTTTGTAATGGTGCTTTAAGTCTTTGAGAAGCATCTTATGGACTTGTCTATTTATTTTTTTATGTATCTATAATAAATGACCCTTAAAAATCAATTCATAAATGAAAAACTTATGAAGCAATTCAACAAGGAAATTAAATCTGTGAAAAAAGAACTCGATTTTATCATGAAGAGTATAAATTCAATGACACCAAAGACGCGTCCCAGAACTGCAAAGAAAAAGTCTGCGAAGAAGTAAATGTACTCTTTATTGTGTAAACCAATAATACTTCCACCTCCATCACCACAATCAAATGATGTTATGATGATGGGCGTGAAAACGTGTAGAATAGTAATAGTTCGTCCTTCTCAAAAAGAAAATGTATATGAACTTGAACTGATAGAAAATGTACCACCAGTTACAGTGGACTAAAGAAATAACACTACATAGACGTAAGTATGAATAATGAACTGAAAACAGTCATGCGTCTCATAGACAAGAACTCTGATAAATTACCAGAAGGTGATTATCTTGAGTTATGTAACACTATGCGCGACATTTATAGGGGTTATACGCCCGAACCACCGAGAATAGCGAGAAGTGTATTCGAAGAAGGTATATCTTTAGAAGATGTAGAACTTGGTGAAGATGAATTGCGTTATTTTTATGAGCATTACGAACATCGCATGAGAACCATAGATGTACGTCTTAAGAGAGCAGAACTAGACATGATTAATAAAATCATAAAGGAATCTGCACCAATCAGGCGCATCACAAAAAAGGTGCAAACTCAAGTGATTGACCACTTTTGTAAAATAAATGAATTGAATCTCCCCGAAAATACCATAGAGTGTTTTAATACATATACCAACGCATGGAGTGAAATCGAAGACTTGTGTCCAGGGTATGTATCTACGGAAAATAAATTTAATGAATTTATTATACGTGACCTAAACACAAGAGCTCGTGAACTTAGTGGTGAAATGGAGTTGATAGGTGACGGTTTTATTTAGATTTGTAATTTTGATATCTTTTGTGTAAGTGATTTTACTGGAGACAGTTTTGCCTTTTTTCGTGATGTTTTATCTGGTGACCTCTTCCTTTTTTTACTTGGTTCTGTTTTTTGTTTCTTTTTGTCTACAGATTTACTCAACGATGCCGGGCGTTTTTTTGATTTTCGCATCGCTTCTTTTTTTCTTTGTTCGAGCGTTTTTAATTGTGTACTCGTTCTAGCCGCGTATTTAGTTGCAGAACCCGATACTTCGTCTGATGGTACGTTTTTGACACCTCTACATGATGCTACGATGTAAATAGCTTCTTCATTTGGATTTTCATTTAAAAATGTCGATACACGCTTTTTTGGTGGTGTAGTGGGTGTGTTTATGTTCATCATATTATGAGTTTCTTTTCTCAATCCCTTCTTGAGTGCGGGTTGTGGTAATTCATATATACCGGTCCAAAAATATCTATCGTGAAATGCCAGAATTGTATCCGGGAATTGTTCTGTTTCTTTGAGAAGTGTAAATTTTTTAGGTAAATTAGAAAGAAGTTGTTTTATGCTTGACTTATCACCTAATTTACGTGCGAGAGCTTCTGCGCCAGCGTATGTTAGTGTCTCACCCAAATCTACTGGGAGTATTAGATTTTTACCAGTGGGTACACTCCTTATAGATTGCGAAGGAGAATAGTCTTTGCCGTGTGCGAGCACAAAGTATACTGGTATTTTACCATCTATTGCCTTTTCTAACAAAGTCTGTGGCATTCTTAAAATATACTCACAAAAAAATATCATATATATGTAAGATGTCAGAAGAGATATGCAGTGCCAATCCAAATGACACACGGTGTTCGTGTTATAATATCATTAACCGAGATTGTGACGCTAACCCAGACATACCAGGATGCAAAGAGAGCAATGCATGGAGGGACTCTCTTGTTGATGCAATTCCAGATAAAGAAGAATTTAAAGGACAGAAGGATATCGCCGTGAGAGAAATACAATCAAGGTATCATTGTGGCAACCGAGCATGCAGTGATGATAAATATTTACCCCCTGAATATTATGATCTCATCGATGTGGGTAGATGCGACTTTCAACTGAATATATGTGCTTCTGATGTGAACGTCGGTGAAAGTGTAGATACTAAATATTTTAGAGACTGTTCGATAAATGAAGTTGCGTTCCAAGATCTTGATTCGGTATATGCACAAGATGCAAGTGTTCAGGCGATTCTAGGTCTCAGAACTGGAGAAAATGCGGCACTCATAGCCGCAAAAAACAAGAAACTACAACTTGAAATTAGAGCGGATGAACGCGAAAAAGAAGCCGAACGACAAGCTTCCGCTGATGCAGGACAATTGGCTCGCCTAGATGCTATAGAAGACGTGAGACAAGCACAACAAGAAAAGAAAGAAAATAGAAACCGTTTAATTCTGATACTCGCCGCGGTGGCTATATTGTTAGTGCTGGCAATTTTAAATGTTTAGTACTTATAAGATGTCGGAGTTGGTCGACGAAGCATTCTGTGCACAGGATGCAAACAAGAATGACGAAAGATGCTCATGTTACAATGTCATTATGCGAGACTGTGAAAATGAGCGCAATATCCCCGGGTGTAAAGAATCCATGGATTACGTAGACGATACATTGTCTAACATACCAGAAACACAGGGACCGCATAAGGCAGTCGCGCGCTTAGAACTTATGCAACGTTTGTATTGTCCAGGTAGAGTGTGTGTAGGTGCTAATAAATATAAACCACCTATCATGGATGATTTAAGAAAGACATCTCCATGTGGGTTTAGTTTAGATATATGTGTTCAAAACACGGAAATAGATACCGCAGTAGACACAGAAGTGTTTAACGAATGTAAGATTAATGAAAACTTCATCGGTACCGACCCCTGGGAACTTGAATTTGACGAAGATGAAAAAGAGGATATCGCGCGTCTAGCTGGTGAACGCGCGGACCGACTAGAAGTGAAAAAAGCGGAATTAGAAGAGAGAAAACTCGTACGCGAACAAGCTGAAAAACAGAATAAAATGTATACATACGTGGGTATAGCAATTTTTGTACTCATATTACTCTTTCTGATACTTAAATAATTTCTCATTCAATATAAAGAGATGCCATGTCGGCGATGAGACTGGTAATAATTCTCGTTATATTGATCGGTCTCGGATTTTTGGGTATGCAGATAACTGCAGACACGGGTGACGAAGATAAATTAGCTGTCGCTCTCGATGAAGCTACTAAAACGGCCATCGCCAAGGGTGAATTTACAGTCCCAGAAGGAGTCACATTCGTAGAGTCAAA